TCTTCGCTGGTGCAGCTTTTGCTGGTCCATATGTGAATTTGGAAGCGTCTGGTTCATATCCTGATGGTGCATATACATCTGGTGGATTAGAAGCAGTAATAGGATACGAAGGAACAACTGAAGGTGGAATTGGATACTATGTATCTGGTGGTCCTACAGTGACTCACACAGAGTCAACTGATGAGTTCGGTGATGTAGAATTCATTGGATACCTTGGTGGTTCATACGATAAGTTCTACGGAGAGATCTCTGGAGTAACTAACGAAGATGACTTAGACTGGGGTGCTAAAGCAGGTGTTAAGTTCACATTCTGATTATAAATAGAGACGAGACACATTTCGTGCGGTCTCTACAATCGGAACTTATGGGAGGGTGCTTGACACCCTCCTTTTTTTATGCTATATTATAGTGGATAAAATAATATGTTATGGCGAGTAGAGAAAAAATCAGAGCACAAATGAAATCTAGATTTTATTATATGTTTTGGGGTGCTGCTACTATTGCAGTTGTGAGTGGTCAATTATATGTTGGAACATCGTATCGTAAGATGGCAAAATCAATGAATAGATGGTTTGACACAGCAGTTGAATCACTTATAGATAATTATCCAAGAAGACCTAAAGGGATATATTCACCTTTAGTTCCTCCTCCAACAGGTGATTTTGGTCGTGATCAAATAGATTTGACTGGAGTGAACCCTGATGATTATATTATTTGGTTAGAGGTAGATTAATATGTTAGCAACAGCACTAAAAGAAGGGACTAAAAAGTCTCACACAGCAGCAGAGAATACTAAGTTTGTATCTTCCTTTCTAAAAGGGGTGTTAGATCCTTTAGAATATCGTAAGTTGCTTACTAATTTCTATTACGTTTATGACGTGATGGAACATCATATCAAAAATTCTGAAGATCCTAAAGTTAAGGCAATATATTATCCAGAATTAGAAAGGAAAAAATATATTGAAGAAGATCTTGAATATTTTTATGGTCCTGGTTGGAAAGACATGCAAGAACCTTCAGAAGCATGTGCCACATATTTCTATAGAATTAATGAGGTAGCAGAGAAAGATCCATATCTTCTCATTGCACATCACTACACCAGATACATTGGTGATCTGTCAGGTGGTAAGATTCTAAAAGGAATTACAGAACGTGTTCTAAGACCACCAGCAGGTAAAGGATTAAAATTCTATGATTTTCCTGACATATCAAATGCAAAAGAATTTAAGAATAATTACAGAGAAATTCTTAATAACTTAGGAATGAGTGAATATCAAACTAATATGTTAATTGCAGAAGCAAACTATGCCTTTAGAATGAACATGTATATGTTTGAAGAGATTCAAGGTAATGCTGCTAAATCTTTCTGGCAGTTATTAAATAGTTTTGCAATAGATTTCATACAAGAAATGATTGTATCTAAAAGGTTTAGAAAATGAACAATGTTGGGTTAGAAGTAGTATTCTGGACTATATTGTCAGTGTATATTCTGACAAAATTTGGAGTATTTAAAAAGAAATAAAAAAAGACCCCCTTTCGGGGGTCATTCTTTGCTTAATTTAGTAGTTCTAAACATATTCTTTTGTCTGAGTGCGTTTCTTCTGCGTCTATCATACAGTTGTAATAATCGTCTACTTTGTCTATACTGTGTTTGAGTTCAGAATGTTTCCACTCTGCTAGTTGATTACTGTTGATATTGTGCATAAACACCTCTTGAATTAAATGGACTCATAATGAAGAACTTCTCACCTCATCTTGCTACTCCTTAATTCTACCATTATATATGTGTGGGAATCAACAATTACACCTTAATTTTAACAAATATTTATGCCTAGTCTAGTAAAAGATTTTTGTGATAAGTTGGAGGGATTTTATGATAATTGGAATCAAGCATCATCTAATCCTGCTAAGTATGCTCATTGTAAACTTAAGTGGGAACGTATTAGTGATAATGAATTAACTTCTAAACAATGGTATCATTATATGGGTGAAGAAAATCCATATAGGAATAAGTGGCATAGAGTTCATGAACAACAAGGTGTTATCATAGTACAAAATTGGACACCTGATTGGGGTGAACATAACTATTGTTGTGATATGATGTTCTTCCAAGTAGGAGATTATTATGATGGTAAAGTCAAGACAGATGCTTGCATTATCCGTGGAGGTGTGGTAAGATCTACAGTAAAGTTCAATGGAGAATACTACAAGAGTAGGGATCAAGGTTGGAGAGATGACAAACTTGTTTGGGGTAGTGACGTTATATACAATTTAGAAAAATCTGATAAACCAATAGCGATATGAAACTAAAAAGCAGCGAAACAACAAAAAAAGAATTTGTACAAAAGAAAAAGAATCCTAAGCATACTAACATATGGTCTTGGGATGAAACTCCAGAAGTACGTAAAGCATTAGAGGTTCTACATGCCAATAAAGGACAAACAGAAGAATAGAGAATATCAGCGTGAATGGGCTAGAAAACACGGCAAGACTAAGAGAATCAACCAACGTGGTCCTGAAAATAGACAGAAGTTGGTAGATGATGCCAAGTCAAATCCTTGTGTCTGTTGTAATATACAGTATCCTATATGTGTAATGGATCTTCATCGTGCAGACAACAGCGAGAAAACTGTTTCCCTGACAGGGTTGACAAGGACAGGACCATATGATAAACTTCTGGAAGAAGTCAACAAGTGCGTTCCATTATGTTCTAATTGTCACAGACTCGTACATGCAGGTATCAAAAAGTTACCTGATTTAATATTGTTACCATCCTAACAAGGCTTCTTTAGCAATCTGGTGAATGCACCGAACTCATAATTCGGATAAGGTGGGTTCAATTCCCTCAAGAAGCACCTACAGGATTTTACCATAATAGCTCAGTTGGATAGAGCAACTGCCTTCTAAGCAGTAAGTCGGGAGTTCAAATCTCTCTTATGGTTTTCCCCTTATGGGGAATAGGTGATGTAACCTACATTTCGGACAGGGGTTCAACTCCCCTCATCTCCATCACGGGGATGCACTGGTTTTGACGGGGTATAAGGGACATGACTGAAACCTGCTTGGATAAGCAAACCACAGATGCAAAAACATCTAACTTCGCAGCGAATAAAATCGTTGCATTCTCTCGCACTCGTGAACTAGCGACTGCATAGGAGAGATCGGGGATAGGTTGTCCTTGTAACCCAACAACCCTAGGGGGTGTAATGCCCTCTTTTTTAATGGTTAAAATTACTTCTATGTAAAATTTTAGAACCCCAGTCAAACCTAGTGCTTTACTTGTATAAATAAAACGAGATCGGATTAATAATCTACAGTAGAAGATATGGCATTGACAAGACTTGATAATCTTATCAGTAGTAAGACTGGTAAGTATTTGTATGTCTCACCTGACGACTTTAACGCTTCAGATGAACTGAATAATAGAGGTAACTCTCCTATAAGACCGTTTAAGTCTTTACAGAGAGCATTTATAGAAATTTCACGTTATTCTTACGTACCAGGAATAGACAACGACAGGTTTGATCAATTCACTGTCATGGTAATGCCTGGTAACCATTACATTGATAACCGTCCTGGTCTCACTTCTACTACAGGTATCAATGAATTTAACTTTGACCAAGCATTAAGTGAGTGGAACGATAATTCCATTCTAGACCTTTCCGATCCAAATAATATTCTCTACAAATTTAATAACACTGAAGGTGGTGTTATTATTCCTCGTGGTTCTTCTATCATTGGTTACGATCTACGTAGAACTATTGTACGTCCTTTATATGTTCCTGATCCTGCTGACCCAATTGAACCAAGATCAGCAATCTTCAATGTAACTGGTGGTACTTACTTCTGGCAGTTTACTATTAAAGATGGTGATTTAGAACCAACTTCTCCATTATACAATTCAACTGATGGTGTAGGTAAAGTTTATTATCAAACACCACCTGCTGATAGTCCTGGTAGTGCATGGACTGATCTTGCTGTTCCAAACTTCTCTCACCACAAATTAACTGTATTTGAATACGCAGATAAGGAAGAGTTAGGAATATATTATCAGAAAATTGCTAAAGCATTCTCACAGTATCAACCAACAATTGATGATTCTAACGAGTTTGGAGATAGAATTGAAGAAAACAGAATCGTAGGTCCTCTATCAGATATTCGTGCTATTGAAAGCATTAAGTGTACTGATTCCTCTCCAAGAGGGACTATTACTGTTGAAGTAACTACAAAAGTTAATCATGGTTACTTTAGAAACCAGTTCATTGCAGTTGAAAGTAATGGTCTAGATGATCAGATAGATGGCACGTTTGCAATTTCATCTCTTGATTTGGTAGATAAGAAGAAATTTTCCTACCAAATTCCTGGCAGTGTAAGTGCGTTAGGTACAAATACTAGTCTTGTGAGTGGTACAACTTATACCACAGCAAATGGCTTAAATTCCAATGCAGTCGTAAAAGCAGAAGTTGACTCAGTTGAATCTGCATCCCCCTACGTGTTCAACTGTTCTATTCGTTCTACATGGGGAATTTGTGGTATCTGGGCGAATGGTTTAAAAGCCACTGGTTTCAAATCAATGGTTATTGCTCAGTATACTGGTGTATCTCTACAGAAAGATGATAGAGCATTCATTAGATATGATGAGTTTACAAACACATTCAATCAAGCATCCTTAACAGATGCATTTGCTACAGTTCCATATCACACAAAAGGTGATGCGTTCTGGAAAGATGATTGGAGAAACTTCCACGTTCGTGCATCTGAAGATTCATTCATTCAGTGTGTTAGTATCTTCGCTGTTGGTTTCGCTGATCACTTCCTAATGGAAAGTGGTGGTGACATGTCAATCACCAACTCTAACTCTAACTTTGGTAACACATCCTTACATGCTATTGGTTTCAAAGGATTTGCGTTTAACCAAGATAAGGGTGGATTTGTTACAGATATTATTCCTCCTCAAACAGTTGATGAGACCTCTGGAAATGTTAAGAGACAGTCATACTATACTCTTGATGTTTATGCATCTAACGATCCTGGCAACAATACAAAAATATATCATGGTGATGATGGTGCAATAGATCCAAAGAAACGTCCTGCTGCTACTATTGGTGGATATAGGATTGGTGCTAAAACAGAAGATAAATTATATGTCAAGTTAAATCCAAGAACTGCTGGTGGTAATAATACATTCTTTGCAACCTTAGAACCAAGTGGATTTAAAAAATTTACTGCTATAGCAGATATATTAAATCCTTCTGGTGTAACTATTAATAATAAGATTCTTGACGCTGCTGATAGAATTGAAGCAAATAAAGATTTCATCGCACATGAAGCATATGATCGTATTCTCGCTAAGTATCCAACACTTAAGGTAAAAGAAACAATTACTATAACCAAATGTCGTAGAGACGTTGGGTATTTAATTGATGCTACAATTCAGGATCTAAGACTTGGTGGCAACATCAATACTATTCAAGCTGCTGAATCTTACTATGTTGGTACTAATCTATCTTATATTGATGGTGAACTAACTGAAACTTTAGAAGGTTACAATTACGCTAAGGATCTTGCAATCGCTGCAATGCGTAACTTCACATACTTACGTACAGGTGTAGATACTACTAATAACAGTGCTATTGTTAATATTGGTGATACCAGTGGTGTTGTAGAAGGTATGACAGTTGCTGATTACGATCCTAGTCAGTTTACTAATGGAAAGTTGAATGCTGGTGCAACAAGACCAACAACCCCTGTAATCCCTAACAGTACATTTGTTAAGAGAGTTCTTGACTCAGCTTCTATTGAGTTGGGTGATAACGCACAGACAGCAACTAAACAGTTTGTAACGGGTCGTTTTGGTGATGCCCGTGCATTGATTATTAATAATAAAACATTCATTGCGAATGAAGCATATGACAGAATGCTTCTTGATTATCCTAGTTATACAGCTGCTAGTGGATATACTAAAGCTACATTTATTACTGATTTAGAAAGTGCAATAACTGCTGTTGCAGATAACACAGGTTATGGTGGAAACGCTGAAACATGGGATGCTGCTGATTATTATGAAAGAGGTTCTATTGCAAATGCAACATCAAATAAAAATGAGACTCTTGCTGCATTCAACTATTGTAAGGACATGGCGATTCAAGTCATGCGTAAAGAGAATGTGTTTATCTTTGGTTCTCATGGTCTAACACAAGATTATACTACTGCTAATGATCCTGTTGCTACTGATCAACCAGAATTAGTTGCTGATAGAAATGGTGATGCTCGTAATCTTATACTTGCTAATAAAAATATAATCGCTGCTGAGTCGGTTGAGAGAATGATTGTTGAATCATCAACTCAGAAGTATACTCCTACAAATGCAACATATGATGCCGAGACTGGTGTGATGGTTATAACATCAACAGCTCATGGTATGACCAAAGCAAGTATACACTCACCTACTAATGCTGTATACAACCAAACTACAGGTGTAATGACATTGACTATTGCTAGTCACGGATTTACTAATGGTCAGAGAATTTTAATTAGAGATAATTCAATAACATTTACATGCACTAAAGATAGCAATGCAACTAATCATTCTTATCCACGTGCAACTGATCCTTCTAGTGGAAAGTGGTTAACAATATCAAATAAAACAACAGATACATTTGAAGTTAATGTTGGACCTGCTAATGATTCTACTGCTGGTACTCATACCTTTGTATCTGCTGTTGGTAATAGTGTTTTAGGAGAGAATGATGCAGTCAGAATAGATTTCAATGCATTGAACTTTACTTGTGGTATGGATAACTATGCTACACAGCATTCATATCCTAGATCAGGAGATCCTGCTGGTGCAAGCATACTTCCTCTTGAAGATGCTACTAATGATACATTTACAATAAATGTTGGAAAGTCACCAACTACTAATTTTGATGTAACAGATGCAGATTACGATCCTGCAACTGGTGATCTTAAGTTAACTGTTAATGATCATAAGTTCCATAAAGGACAGAGTGTTAGAATTGCTGATGGTTCTCTAAAATTCAAATGTTCTCAGGATTCTTATGCTAGTGATCATTTATATCCTAGAAGTGATACAACTCAGCATACTCCTACAAACGCTGTATATAATCCAACAACAGGTTTCATCACATTTACTCTCAATTCTCACGGGTTTGAGAATCTAGATTTAATTAAGGTTGTAGATAATTCATTAACATTTACTTGTGCTACTGATAGTAATGCAACTCAGAAAACATATCCACGTAGTACAGATCCTATTAGTGGTAAGTTTGTTCCTGTATCTAACGTAACACAAAACACATTTGATATACAAACTTTAAATATCACACCCTCAACAAACGTATCATTACATACTTTTGTTAGTGCTGCTACTAATGCTATCCTTAGAAGAAAAGATAGATCATATCAAAATGCAGTAGAGATTACTAAGGTTGGTAGTTCTTTCTTAACACCTACAGGTGCTGCATATACACCTGCAAATGGTGATTTAGTTTTTACAAAAACATCTCATGGTTTTGTTAATGGAGATAGAGTTAGACTTGCGACTGATTCTCTAACATTTACATGTGCAATGGATAATAATGCTACAGAGCATAAGTATCCAAGAGAGGGAGATCCTGCTGATGCTGAGTGGTTGACAGTTTCTAGTGCAACTGCTGATACATTTAAAGTATCAGTTGGTGCTGCTGGTTCTAATCAAACATTTACACCATCAAATGCAACATATGATCCTGCGAGTGGTGATTTAACTTTAACTATCGGAGCTCATAGTCTCAAGAAAGGAAAGGGAGTCTTAATTGAAAATGGTGCAGTGTCATTCAAATGCACAATGGATGGTAATGATACAGCACAGTCATATCCACGTGCAGGTAGAGATCAAGCATCTGGTAGATCACTAAAAATTACAAGTGTAACAGCAACAACCATCACTGTTAAGGTAGGTAACGCTGGTACTAACAAATTCTTTAAGCCTTCAGGTGCTTCATATAACGCTGCAACAGGTGTCATGGTAGCTACCGTAGGACAACATGGCTTGCGTGTTGGAGATGACATAGTTCTTAAAGATAATTCATTAACCTTTACATGTTCTAAGGATGGTAATGCAACTCAGCATTCTTATCCTCGTCCTGGCACTGACCCTAAAGCAGGTAAGTCTATACCAATCACAGCGGTTAGTTCTTCTGATCATACTGCAACAAATGCAACATATACTCCTACAACTGGTGATTTAACAATTACAGTTGCGAATCATGGGTTCAACGGTCCTGCTGTATTCACTCCAACAAACGCTGCATATAATCCTACTACAGGTATTGTAACACTTACTATTGCAAATCATGGTTTAGACAACAATGATTTTGTAAGAATTTCTGATTATGCTCTTAAATTTACATGTGCTCAAGATGGTAATGTAACTAATCATTCCTATCCAAGACCAAATGATCCTGCAAGTGGCAGAGCTCTTACTGTTACTAATGTAACAACAAACACATTTGATGTCAAGATTCTTGACTACACTCCATCTACTAATACAACTGTACACACATTCGTATCTGCTGTTGCTAATAGTGTTACAAACGGCGGTGATTATATTCAAGTTGCTGATGGTGGATTAACATTTACATGTAGTCTTGATGGTAACTCAGCACAGAAAACTTATCCTCGTGCTGGTTTTGATTATCCAAGTGGAAGATGGTTACAAATAAGAAGTAAAACAACAAATACATTTACAGTTAATGTTGGTAAATCTTCTGATAGTTCTACACATACATTTGTAAGTGCTACTACTAATGGAATTAAGAAACAAACTGGAGAAATTACATTTAATGTTGGATTTGATGCTGATGCAAATAATCAATACACACATACATTTGTAAGTGCTCTTGCTGAAGCAATTCAATACATTCCACAGTCTGCACACACATTTGATAGTGGTGTAGCAGATAGTATCAAGTATGAACCAGCTAGTGTTCACACATTCAAGAGAGCTGCAACTAATGCTATTGAGAAACAAGCAGGAACTATCACAGTTAATGTTGGTGCTTCTGCTGCTGGCGATCAATATGATCATCAGTTCGTTGCTGCAACTGATTTAACTCCAACCAATGCTGTATATAACCCAACCACAGGTATAATGGTATTGACTGTTGCTAATCATGGAATGCAAACTGATGATTACATTAAGATGGCTGATAACTCAGTCACATTTACATGTGCTCAGGATAATAATGCAACAAACCATTCGTATCCTCGTTCTACTGACCCTATCAGTAATAAGTGGACTAAGATTACTGTTTCTGATGCTAACACATTTAGTATACAAACATTAGATACTACACCTTCTACTAACACAACTGCTCATACATTTGTATCTGCTGTTGCTAATAGTATTAAGAGAGCAGTAGTTAAGGGTGGTGGTAGTTATCCACACACATTTATATCTGCTAAGACTGATTCAGTTCATAAGATATTCTCTGTTGCAGGTAATAGAACATATCATAACTCTGATTGTGTTGATGATGTTAGAGATCTATTAGAATCAATTGCAGATAACGTAGCGTATGGTGGTAATGATAAGACATGGGATGCTGCATATTCATACAAAACTGGTGCTCATGTTGCGGGTGAAGAAACTGAGACTAATATAGTATTTGAACATGCCAAAGACATGGCAGCTCAGGTCATTAAGAACCAAAAAATTCTTGCTGTTGGTTCTCATGGATTAACACAGACTTATGATACTACAATTACATTAGACACTCAAATCTCTGTAAACAATGGTGCTGGCGACGCATATAATCTTCTAAATTCTAATGCTGCATTTATTGCAGCAGAAGCATATGAAAGAATGCTTCTTAACCATCCTGGTTTCTTACCTCCAACTGGTAACAAGCAAGACTGTATTGATGACATCAAGGACTTTGTTGTTGAAGTTGCATTTAATGTAGGGTTCGGTGGTAATGATAGAGTCTGGGATATGGCAAACCTATATGTTAAGGGTGCTCATGTTGCTGGTGAAGAGACTCAAACATTAGAAGCATTCCAAGATGCTACACAAATAGCAATCCAAGCAATGAGAAATGAAAAGGTTCTTGTTGTTGGTAAACATGGATTGACACAAACATTTGATAATACAATTACAGGTGATAATTTAAGTATTTCAAGTGATGAAGCAGGTGATTCTGCAACTCTGTTAACACTTAATAGACAGTTTATTGCTGACATAGCACAAGGTAGAATGTTAGCTAACAATAGTGGTTATACTCCTCCTGTTGGTTATACAATTGCTGACTGTAATGATGACTTGTTAGACATCGTTGATGTAATTGCATTTAATATCAAACATGGTGGTAATGATCGTGTATGGGATACTGCTAACTTATATGTTGGTGGTGCTGTACAGGGTGGTGCTATTACTGAGACAGTAGAAGCTATTAACCATTTAAAAGATATTGCTCTTCAAATAATTAAGAGTGATACAGTTACTGTTGGTGGACATACTGCACTAAGTCAAGTTATTTACTCTGGTGCTAGTACTGCTAATTGGACTGATACACAATTAGCAAATGAAATTAGTAATGTTACTACATTATCAACTATTTTAACTAATGCAATTAGTAATAATTCAACACTCAAAAATGTTACACGTACTCAATCAGTTTATAAGTGTAATGCTGTAGAGTCTTCAATTACTACTCTATCTAATATTGTACAGAATGCTATTACAGCACCAGAAACTCTCGCTGCTGTAACTAGGACAGGACATACAGGTAGTGCAAGATGTGATAATGTTAAATCTACTCTTGATACTTTATTCAAGATTGTTACTGATACTATAACTACACCAACCTCACTAAACAATGTAACTAGAAACATCTCTAATGGTCCTTGTCAGAATGTTGCTTCTGCTGCTACAACTCTGTTCAAGTTGATTACAGACACAATTACTACACAGGGTAATTTAAGTTCTATTGAAAGAAATGTTGCTCCACTTGGATTGTCAACAGGTAATGCTGTTAATAGCACTGCTACTACAACCAATACATATCTCTACTTCACACTACCATCTGGTAGATACACAACTGCATATACACCAGATGTTGATGAAACTATTACTCAAGATACAACCTATCCTGAATGTGTGGGTGTTTCTGATACCATACGTCAGTACTTTGCTAATATTACAACAATCATTCAAACAGGTGTAGGAACTGTCACTAGAACTCAACCTTCTAATCCTACTTCTAGCCTTGCTGCCAGATCAACTATCTGGGGATTGAAGGATTGGACACCAGGACCAACATCAGGATCTAATCCTCATCAATTAGAAACTGGAACTCCCGTAAGATTGGTTCCAAGACCCCGTTATAATACAACAACTAACCAGTATGTTGAAGTTGATAAGCGTAATGTAAGACTACCTAATGGTTTTGATACTAATACAGAGTATTATGTAATTGCACCAGGTAGAATTACAAAACCAGAAGATTACTCTGGCACAACAACATTTAATGGAAGTGATCAAACTAAATTAATGCTTGCAAACAGCAAAGATAACGCTGCTGCTGGTATCTACATTCACTCTGCTGAAGTAGAAGCGATTCATCCAGATGTTGAAATTGATATCTATCAATTTGTTCTTGATGATAAGTACGATCTACATGAATATGGTTGTGTACTTTCAACTGCTGTTAGTGGTGGAATTATTACAGATATTCCTCATATATTTGATGTTCCTAACGCTTCTGTTACATCTCATAAAGTATTCTTTAGAAAGAATGAAGGTGGTAACTTACCAGTTGTAGGTGGATCTTCCGCTAGTGATCCTGATGTTGCTGACGGTAGTAGCAGACTTAGAGGAGACAAGTTCTTCTATGCTAAGTATAATACTGCTAAGGTAATTACAGTACATAAAACACATGCTGATGCAATATCAGGATCTAATCCTATTATATTTGTTCCTTTAAATAGTGGAACATATAACTTCTCTGTATTCTCAGATAAGCGTGAGTCACCCATGCGTTATGATCCAACATATGATGGTAATGTTGGAACTACTGATAAAGGAAAGTGGTACTTAAATGTTAAGAATGAATCTTCAAATGCTCAGAGTATTTTAGGAAGATTCCATGATTCTGAATATAGTGATAGTTCTGGTAATAACAAAACAAATGATTCATATTATGAAAGAATTGATGATTCTGCTAGAGAAGCAAATGATCGTATATATCGTTTACGTTATGTTATTCCAAAGTATCTAAAGTCTGTTCGTGATCCTCTAAATGGATTTAGTATCAAGGCAAGAAAGGACGATACAAGAAAACTTTTACCACAAAAAATTAAATTAAAACCAGTCACAGGTAATGTAACTAAAGCGAAGTTCTTTAACACAACTGATAGTGGTAATGCAAACGAAGTTATTGGATTCAAAGATGCTGACTTTACCTCAAATAGTATTGCTAAAACCAATGCTTCTGGTGAGAACATATTCTATGATCCATATAAGAAAGATACTTCAGGAACTAAAAACTATCTAAGAACTATTGAGACATCAAACTATGTTTCAATGTCTATTCAGTCTGGTAGATATTATACAGAAAATAGCAATGAATACTTAGAACTTACTGTATTTGACCATAATATTACAAATGTTGGACTTAAGAATGAGAACTTTACAACAGTTAAGATAACTGCACCTCAAGGTGGTAACTTTACTGCTAACAAGACATCATCTGTAACTGCCAACGCTGTAACATGGACTGGTAATTCATCTGGTTCTGGTTATATTCATGCTGCATTGCAAGTACCTAATACAACTACATGGCATTTAATTATAAAGGGTGTTAGTGGTGATATTAAGTATTCTTCTACAGATAATATTAGATTTACTCAAGGTTCTGTATTTGCAGATCTTTTAGATTTCCCTAACAGTGGTAAGTCACTTGTACGTAAAGATCTTATTAAAGAAAATCTACCACAATTTTATTACAGACAAAATGGTGCTAAGGTTTACACCATCACACCTGGTGATATTATTACTGATGCTGCTAATATACAATTCTATGTTGAGTCTGTAGAGGATGCTGGTGAGATTGATGAAACATTCTATGTTTATGATGTTCAAGAAATACAAAGACGTATCTTTGATCAGCAAGATGGTATATTCTATCTAACAGCTGTTCGTGGTAACATATCTCCATTCCCACAGGGTGCAGGTAACTTAGGTAACTTTAGGAACTTTAAGTTCTCTCAACCAATTAGTAAGTTATATCCATTAGATTATAAGAACGATCCATTATGGTTCAAACAACTTAATCCTAGTGCTAAAGATCCTGGTCAAACATATTCTGCTGCTGACAACTATGTTCATGGTTTAGTTACAGTTAACGATTTTAAAGGTTCATTAACTAAAGAATCCGTTACTGATTTCCTTGCTACTGAAGCACTTAAGAATAATAACTACACAGGTAGTAACATACTTGAAGCACAAAATGGTAATGCATCTGCTGGATCAGAAGATCGTAAGATTCCAATTGCAGGTGACAGTACAGTTGTTGTAGATCAACGTATGTACGTTGAGTTACGAAGACCATCTATTGCGAGAGCAGGAAACCACACATTTGAATACCTTGGTTTTGGTCCAGGTAACTACTCCACTGGTTTACCAGCACGTCAAGAAGTTCTATTGAGTACAACTCAAGACTTCTATGCACAGTCTAAGAAACAAGATGGTGGTTTAGTATTCTATACTGGTCTTAACTCTAACGGTGATCTATACATTGGTAATCGTAAGATTGATGCTATCACTGGTGAAGAAATATTCCTAGAGTCTGCATCACTTGTTGGATCTGATGATGAGGATGATGCAGTAGGAAATCTAGTTACTACATTTGATACTCCTGTTACATTTAATGAGTATATCACAGTCAATGGTGGTGAGAATGGAGATCAAACAAGTACATTCAATTCACCTGTAACTATCAATGTTGGAGCTGATGTTAGAGATCTTACTTTAGGTCTTCCTAATGTTGGTGTTCTATCTTCATTGAAGGTAACTTCTAATGTATCTTCCACTAAGGATGATTCATCTCTTGATAGAACTGCGATGACTAAAAATCGCCAGACTAATGGTGATATTATAATTGCAGGTAACAGAGTAGCAGCTGGTGTATTCCAGTTTAACCAACGTGGTTCACTCGGATCTGGTCAAGGATATAAGATTCAGACACATGCTGTTGCATCTGTAGCATCTAATATTACACCTGATCAGGATGGAACTTATGATGCATCACAGGTTGTTGCTTATGGTTCAGCTGGTGCTCCTCTAACTGGAGACATTCTACTTAAAGGTGAGTCTGTAGGAAATAGTGGTTCACTTGGTTGGATATTCTCTAACTCATTTACAACTATTACATCTCAGATTGAGAAGTTTATATTTAATTCTACCAGAACTATTACTATTCAGTGGAAATCTGGTGTCACTAATGCAAATGTCATAACTGGTGGTTTAATTGCTGGTCAAGAAATTAAATTAGTAGGGTTGAGTGAGAGTAAACTTAATGGAACTTTCTTAATCAATACTGGATTTACTAGTGGTGGTAACACATGCACATTCAGTATTGCTGCTAATGATACTATCTCAGCTGGTGAGTTGGTATTTAACAATACTAATACACCAAATGCTGTAATAAAACTTGCAAATGCTTCTTGGAAGGAAGTTGGTGTACTTGGTGCTCAGACAATAAGAACAGATACACAGACTATTGGTGAATATAAGATTGGTATTAACACTGTTGCACGTGCTGCTCATGTTGATTATGCAGACGCATTTGTATCTGCTGCGACTGATCCTCTTGCTAATTTAGATGTTGTTGGTACTGCATGGATCAGTGGTAAGACTATTGCAAACTTTGCTGCTCATGCAACATATGCAGCAAGAACTCAAACTGCTCAAGATCATGCATTCATGGTCGGTGGTGATAGTTCTGCTCCACAGTCAGCAGCAACATTTAGAGTTTCTACTACAAATAATGGAAGAGTTGGTATTAATACAACTCTAGCAAACATGAACAGTGCATTAACTGTTACTGGAACTTCTGAATTTACTGCTAGTGCTACATTCCAAGACGATATATCAGTCAATGGTGGTGGAGCTGGTAGTGCTAATAGTGCTGATATTAATACAACCATTACTAATGGTACAGCAACACTATTCAACAACAATACATTTGTCGGTTTAACAACTGGAACTAGACCAACTCAAGGTCTATTGGTTGGTGGATCTGCAAGAAATATTGAAATTGGTAATGTAACAACTGGATCACAAAACATCAAGATTGGTAATACAAGTGGTGATAGTGAGATTACTATTGGTGATAGTATTGATGGATCTAATACTAACAAATCTAAGTTAACTCTTGGTGGTGCATTCGCAAGCACTGAGTCTGACTCTTTTGTACAGATTGATACTAAGGCATTAAAGACTTCTGGTGATGTAATACTTGGTACTAGAAGAGGATTAACTGATACTACTAAATTTGAGTCTCCATCTGGAACTGTTGAATTCTTATCTGGTAATAGTGCAACAAGTATAGTTGATTTTGCTACTAATGCTTCTACATTAAGAATTGCTGGCCAAGGTGGTACTACTACAATTAGAAACAACTTGGTTGTTGATGCTACATCAAGATTTAATGCTGATATGACATTATGTGGCGGTAATGCTTCTTACTCCTTTGTTGGACGTAGAGCACAGGCTGGTTCCACAATTCAAAGTCATACAAGTGGTATTCTTGGTAATAATCTCTTTGATAATAATGTAGATTTAATTACTGTCTTAGTTTCTACTGCTGCAACAGGAGAACTTAATAAGATTGATACCGCAGGTTCTGGTGATTGGGGTGGAACATCATATCAACAAACTCCTACTGGACAGAGTGCTGCTACATTCCCAGTATTAACAGGAGATAAGTACTACTTACCAATTAAGAGAACTCCTTATGATGCTAACGGTGTTCAGTATTATAACGAGAATGATATTCTACTTATTGATACTGTTGAACAGGGAACAGAGTATGCTGAATTTGTTAAGATCACACGTCTACCACAAATTAATACTACACCATATTATATTGAGGTACAAAGACAACCATTTGGAACTTTATCAACAACAAGCACAGAGCATCCTGATACAACAAACATTTATAAATGTAATGTTCAGTTTGATGCTACATGGACTACTCAAGTTATTGATGGTTCTGGAACAGAGGATAATGTTTACTTATCACAATTTGGTGGGGTATTAACAGGTTCAGATAGTCGTGCTACAGGACAACCTGGTGACTATGTAATTATTTCTCGTCCTTCTGGCGGTGCTGATGGTGAGATATTTGAACTTAAGACTACATTATCACAAGTTGCTAAAAAATTCTCCGTCAAAAATGGATGTGATACTAATTCAGAAAATACATTATTTGAAGTTGATTCTGTAACTGGTGAAGTAACTATCAATGGTGATACTTCTTATACTGGTGGTTTCACATTAAATGGCACATGCACCACAGCATATCAAAATGCAACTACCAACAAGAAGTTAACTATAACAAATGGTAGTGGTGTTAAAACCTTTGAAGTTGACACCTGTACAGGTGATACAACGATTGGTAATAAACATGGAACTCATTTTGCTGTCGCTGAATCTTATGGTACAACACCTTCTGGATATACAACATCTGATGTAGTTCATGTTTATAAACATGATCCACAGTCAACTAACCAGACTCTTGCTACAAGACCATTTACAACAGTAGCAGCTGCTGTTGTAACAGCAACCACTAACATTCAAATCCAAGCTAATTATGAATCATTTACAATAGGTGATTATGTAGCAATTTACGATAGTGCTCAGATTGAGATTATTCAAATTACTGCTGCTCCATATGTAAGTGGATCTAATCAGTTCTTACCAACATCATCTAACGCCACATATACTAATGGTGGTAGAGGTGTAGAAGGAACAACTGCAATAAATGCTGCTGTTGGTCTTAATGTTGTTAAATTGAATAAGTTAGGAACTACAACATTATTAGAGGATTTACCTGCTACTCGTGCATTAAGAGCACCTACAACTGGTAAGACATTTAAGGCAAGAACTCCTAATCAACTTGATACAAGACTTGAATTAGGATTAGTTGATGCTGATCTAATTCAACCAAAACTTGATTATATTCAGTTTATCAGAATAGGATCCGAATTCTTTGTTACTGATAGTGTTGATGGAGGTCTTGATGCTTTCTATCAAGTTAAGATGCCTAAGTCTATTAGGAATCCAAACGTCACTTCTACAACTTTAGTTGATTTATTTGGTGGTGGTCATACAACTGTTAATGATGACTTTACAATTAACAGTGGTGTATTCAGAATGTATGGTTCTGATAGTAAAACTTTAGTTCTATCTATTGCTAATGATGATGGTCATGCAGGTGATGGATCAATTGAAGATCCTATAACAAATACCAATGGTATGACACTCAAGGGTGCTGCTAACTTCTTTGGTAATCTTAGAATATTCTATGAGCAGTGTCAGTCAACTGGAGTCTGTAATAGTGTAGAATCTATCAAGATGACAGCTCTTGAAGGTAGTATTTTCTTAGGAGAGAAATACTATCAGAAGGGTAAGGTTCTTGCTATAGAATCTGCGTCTGAGAAGATGTTCCATGTTGATAACCTTGGATCTGCTGGAACTGGTGGAACTGAGGGTCCTAAAGACTTTGCAATTTACCATAATAATGCTATTGATTCGTTTGGTATTGAAAAATACTGGACAGCAAATGGTGGTAGAAGACAAACATATGTTGCATTTGATATTACAACTGGTATAGGTCAACAAGAGACTAACCCATTACAGAACAATAATAACTATTTGATCAATTCTACATCTGGAAGTAATATGGTTCTATATCTACCAGACAATCCACAAACAGGTGATATGATTAGATTTACTGAACTTGCTGGTAATCTAACATATAATACAAGTTTGATTATTAGAGCGAAGAAGATCAATGCAGTTGCTACAGCAATTCAAGGTGATTCAACTGGATCTAAACTTGAAGCAGGTGCTGGACAAACAAGGACAGTAGCATGGGATTCTGGTGAAATGGTTGTTCAAACACGTAACTGTGCATTTGGATTAGTTTATGTTGGTACATATGATGTAGAAGGATCTGCAACACAACAAACAATACCAGCTTCATTAAGAGGTTGGTGGTTAATGGAGTTATAATAAATGGCAGTAAAATACGATTCAATAAAAACGATGAGAGCTGCCAAGATTGGCACTATCATGCCTTGGGGTGGTGATGGAGGAACTGGGTTTCTTGAATCCAACATTCCTAAAGGATGGATTACATGTAAAGGAGATACATTATCTGCTTCTGATTATCCTTTATTAGCATCAGTTATAGGTGATACCTATGGTGGTAACATGATTGATGGTCAAGGTAATCATTATGAGTTCCCTTATATTGATACAGTAGCGACATTTAGATTACCACAACTATCTAATAGTGTATTGATGGATTTAGAACCTATCAATTTGCAACAAACAAAGTATCAACAAAATCAGTTAGATGCTGCGACTGTAATAGGAAATAGAGTTGCAGATTATGGTGAGACTAATCCAGTATCAACAACATATCAAGCAACATCAGATATTGATTTTCAATTAAATCTTGCTGGTAATTTATATTTTAAATTTTCTGGATTTATATTAAGTGCTCCAGATTTTTTAGAAACAGCATATGTACTTAATCGTAAATTGGGTATTAATCATACACCAGCACATAGTCATCCTGATACTATTCAATCTGTTAACCCAAATGCCACTGGACCTATGGTATTTAAAACAGATGCAGGCGTTTCAATGAGTGGTACTGCAACAACAAATATATGTGCTCAAACTAGAGGTCCTAATACATGTGCTAATGCTGCTTCTCAACCAGTATCATGGCAAAATGGTGCAGTTAATACAACATTTTATGGTGATGAACAACATGAATGGACATTACCAAGAATGGAAAGATTCTACGAATTTACTAATGAAGCTGGTAAAAATTATTGGAATAATGTTCCAGCTGGTGCATCTAACTGGAGAGGTGTTGATAGAGGATCTGGTCAAGGAACTCAAACTTATACACAAAATATATTTGGTCAAGGAAATACCTCTACCATTAATACTTCAACACCAGTAGAAACACATCAAATGCCAGCACACGTTGGTATGTTTCCAAGACCAATGGAAAGAAGATCAAGACCAAATTTCTTTGGGTACGATGGAGTTGCAAGACCTGCTGATGCTATGCCTGACGATCCAGAACATGTAAATGCAAAATTTGAAGTTGATAATGTAACTATTACTGCTACAACAAATCAAATTGAGTTACCAGCAGCAACAGATATTAGTAGAACTTATGGTACTGCACCAAATACATGGGTGCAACATGATAAGATTACTCCATTAATGTTTGTTACTGTAAAAGATCCTACTAAGAAATATACTTATTGGACAAATACTGGTGGATCACAAGTAACTAAGGTTGAATATGATCAACCAACTGACAAATATACAATTACTGTAACTGATCAGACAGGAACAGTTTCTGGTACAGAAACCTTAGTATTCAGACATGGTGCATGGCCAATGTCACTCAATCAAGGTAAGGAAAATAAAAATCCCTTAGAGCAAGCATTTAGAGCACATAATCATGGTAGTTTTGAAATAGCTCAGGGAATTGGTTCAATGACTGGTCCTCCATCACATACTGCTGATAATGCAAATGGATCTTCATTACAGGCAGATAGTCTTGAAAATGCTCTAAATATTTCATGTGATACATCACAACCTAGTTGTACAATTACGTTCCTAATTAAAGCATACTAATGGCAGTTTTATACAGTAAAGAAAGATCTAAGTATGGTAATCTAACAGGTCAAATTATAAATTGGCCAGTTGATTACAGTGGATTACCAGACGACGGAGCAAATAAAAATAATTTACCTGCTGGTTATTTAAAATGTGATGGCACAAAATATTTTGCTGCTGATTATCCACAACTTGCTGCTATATGTGGAGTAGGAACTAGTTGCAAGTTCTTACGAAAAAATGCAGATGGCACTGATTTTGATACCTTATTAGACACTCAATTTATGGTTCCTGATATGGGATCTAAGTATGCAGAACCAACTTCAGGTGCTAACGCTGGTGTGTATAATAATATAAGACTAGATAATTCTTTAGGTAATGAGTTTAGTAGATCTGGTATTGGTATTGAAGCACAGTCTGCTATAGGAAGTCCTGTTAATATAGAATACACAGGACAGATTAATGTTCCTAGTCAAGAGATTGAAGTTAAAGGCAAACCATCATGGACATACGCTGGTGCTACTCATTATACTGATACAGAGGGTGTTGAAGAAAATGCTATTCATCCACATTCACATTTTCATAATGCTCTTAGAGAAAGAATATTAACAACTAATGAACCAAGTAGTAATGAACCACAGGTGCAAGGATTTGCTGGATACAGAAATGCGTCAACAATTCCTATACAGGATTGGTTAGATGCTACAAAAAATGGTAGTAATTCGCCTGGAAGTGGTCAAGAACAATGTCGTACTCAGCGTTGGTGTCCTGTTAGTCCTTGTGGAAATGCAGTTAGTACTCAGTTAGCTGGATTACAACAAACAATTTATTGGGGTCATTGCATTCAAGGTGGTTGGGAACCAGGTGGTACTCAGTACACATATCAATGTCTTAATAATGTACAATATTCTTTGGATGGTGGAACATTAAATGGATCACCAGATGGACAAAACACTGCTTACTATGCAAATATGCTTAATGCTCCTTTATTTGGAGTATGTATATCTATCGGTGGTGGTGCATCAGCATCACATAATTTTACTGTTCCTGTAACATATGCTAATGGATTACAAGGTGTGCCACTAGATTCTAATAGTGTAAGTTTATATGATGTTATGCCTATGCAATCAAACCAAGAGGTTAGTACAAGTAGAGTAGTTCCTGATGTACAGAACAATGAAACTGATACTGCTGATCTAGCTCAACCAAGTGGTGATCCAACATTACATAATCATCGTGTTGATTTAGTCAAAGGTGATCATACATATAAAGTAAAAACAAATGCTATTGTTGTTAATCCAGAAAATTTATCAACAACAATGACTGTGGGAGCTGATGCTTCAAGATCAATTGATTCTGCAACTGCTCCATTTATTGTGATGGAATTTCTAATTAAGATATAATTATGACACAAGGATATAGAAATGCTAGGAAGGGATATTTAACAGACCTTCTCACAGATACTACACCTATCGGTTCTATTGTAACTAACCTCAAAGCGGGTCAAAATTCATATGATCATAGTTTTGTTAAGGCAACTGCTAGTAACTATCCAAATTTAACTGAATCTGCTGGTAATGCTTATGTTGCTGGTGATAGTCCAGCATATACACATGAAGGATACTTATATTGTGATGGGACAGAATATAATATAGGTGATTATCCAGGATTATATCAGATTGTTGGTTCAAAATATGGTGGAAGATCTAGTAATGGTATTGATGTAGTTAATGGTGGATCAGGATATACAACATCATCTGTTGTTACAATAACTGCTGCACCTACTGGTGGAGTTAATATGGAAGCAACAGTTGGATCTGTTGATTCAAATGGAAAGATTCTTTATTTAAACGTCACAAATAGTGGTTCAGGATATACTTCAGTCCCTACTGTATCAGTAGCAGGTGGAACTAGTGCTACATTTACATTAAGAATGACTGATCTAACTGCTCAAGGTGGAGCAACATTACAACCTATTAATACTAATAATGTACTAGAAAATTGGGGTGATCAATACTTAGGAACATTTAAAGTTCCTGATTTAATTGCCAAGAAGGTAGTTGGTAATGGTCCTGTATATGGTAACAACTCTCCCAATATAGGAAATGTCAGTATTGCAACAGGTACTACAGGTGGTGCATGGTATCTTGATAAAGATCAACAAGATGAATATTTTTCTTTAGGTACAATCGTTACAAGTGGATATGATCAAGTAATTGAGACTACTGGTTGTACAATTATTGGTAGTCAGGATGTTACTATATCAATGAGAGAAAGAAAACTTTCTGGTGTCCCTCAACATAGTCACATCATGTATCATTCTACTCCTGGTGGTGCTGAGTGGGTTGGTGGTGCAAGTGGAGATAGATATTTACAAGATTATAAAGCATCAACAGGAAGAGTTACTAGATGGTATCCAACTGGTGATGGTATTGTATTAACACATAAACATGGTCTTTTAAGACAACCTCTTACAGATAATACAGTTGCAACATACGATTCTCTAGACTATGCAGGTGGAGCTGGTGGTACAGGTGGTACTGCTGATCCTACAGCAGCATTTGCAACTGGTGCTAATGAACCTGGTGATTATTATCTTGCATCTGGATCTGGGTCTGGATCTTATGAATTTCAAACTACTATACCTAACCCCATATGTAAACCTATTCTTACTACCACACAACTTGGTGGTAAACTATCTACAACAGGTGGCACACCAATATTTGATAATAGTAATGAATTTGAATATACAGTTCCTGGAACATATACTATTGATTTAACTGCTATTACTGGTACATTTGATAGGCTAACATATCAAATGTATGGTGGTGGAGGATCAGGTGGTGCTGGTACACAAACAGGTAATAATGGTACAGAAAGTCATTTAAAGGTTGGTGATGGATCAAAAGTATTTTTAAAAGCAGCTGGTGGAGAAGGAGGAGGTGCTACTAGTGGATTACAAGGTGGATTAGGAAAATCTGGTGGAGCATCAATTAATACTGGTAGTGAAACTGCTCCTGGTGCAATAACAGGACAAGCAGGTTCTGCTGGTACAGCAGGTAATTCAGGAAATGGATGGCCATATTTAGATTATCCAAGTAATCCTAATGGTGGAGGTTCTGGTGGTGCTCAAACTGGTTCATATAGTGATGGTAGTGCAGGAATAAACGTATTAGTTGGTGGACAGAGTGGTTCTAGCACTCAAGAATTTACTGGTGATGGTACTTTTAACTTAACTGGTATTACAGGACTTACTTCAGTTACTTTTGAATTACATGGTGGTAAAGGTAGAGACTCATTTTATGGTGGTTTAGCAGGTGGTGGTGGAGGTAAGATTAATATCTCCTTAAAACAAAGTGAATTGGCAAATTTTACAACTGCTGGTTGGACATGTCAAATAGGACCAGGTGCTACAGCTAAAGATGGAGCACAAACATCGTCCTCTGGTGATGGTGGAGCTGGTGGTAATGGTCATCCAGGTGGTTCAGGAACTGCTCATGGTGGTGGAGGTGGTGCTGCTACAGCACTATTAAGAAATGGAACTTGTGTTGCTGGTGCTGGTGGTGGCGGTGGCGGTGGTTCTAATGGATATGATGGAGGTCCAGGATCACCAGGACAAGGGAATCCACTTGGAGGTATTCAAGGAACAGCACAATCACTCGGAATGGGTGGCGGTGGACCTGGTGGTAATTATGGATGCATCGGTGGCGGTGGAGGAGGAGGTGGCGGTGGCTGCGGTACTCCTGGTCAAATCACTGGTGGTGTTGGAAATGGTGGTGGATCTGGTGGTGTCGGTGGTGGACCTGGTGGTGATGGAGGTCATGGAGGTGGTGCTGGTGGTAATCAAGGAATTTCATCTTATTCTACTAATTATTTTTCTACTGGAACTCTTGTTGATTCTTCATTAACAAATGGTAAAGTTATAATGGTGGCATCATATAATAATGATTATTGGACTCCTGGTGGAGGAGGAGGTGGTGCTGGTGGAATTTGGACTGGATATGTACAATTTACAAATTTAGGTAATCCCGCATCAGTTGAAGTTAAAGTAGGTAGTGGTGGTGCAGGTGTATCAATGAGTGGTCAAACAACAGGAACTAGTAATAATGGTGGTGATGGATATGCTAAGGTGCAACTTGGTATTATTACTGGATATGATAATCCTCAACAAATTACAACTTCAGATGCTCTTATTAAATCAGCATCATTTAGTAATACAGTTGATGATGTTACAATCAATACTAATGGTGCTGGAACTGGCACTGCTGGTGGATTTAAACTTCCAACCGCAGATCCAATTGTATTAATATCTGGAGGTGGTGGAAATGGTGCAACAGCAACACCAGTTATGACTAATGGTTTAGTTACAGGCATTACTGTGACTTCTTCTGGTTCTGGATATACTGAAACACCATATGTTTATGTGTTGCATGGTCAGAGTGGAGGAACAATTGCAACTGCAACTCTAGGAAGTGGAGGTAACTCTGATAAAGTTGATAGTATTACTGTCGCATCAGGATCATCAAAAGCATATTCAAATTATGTGTTATTTGGTGGAGCACATACTCAAACTGCTATTGGTGCTAAGACAAGATGGGTAGAATTGATGCCTGTAGATACATCAAATGCTACTCATTTTTCTATCAAGGCAGCAAGAGGAAATGGTGTAAATGGTGGTGATGCTTCAGAAGAATCAATGCAAATCTATTATTCAACAGCTGGATCTCCTACTACTTGGATACTTGTTGACACTATCATTGCAGGAAGAACTACACCAAGAACTGATCCTTTTGCTGGTACTATACCTCAAGTTGATTTGAATAGTAATTGGGATGGTGCTGCTGGTGATACTAAATGGTATACTTATACTGTTTCACTACCACAAAATGCAAAAGCAGCAGGTACTAATTTCAAAGTAGAACAAGTACGTGCTGATTCATCATCTACAAATGATAATGCTGGTAATACAGATCACTTTGCAATTTGTGAATTTGTATGGTGGAATGGAAAGGCAACTACTTTAGTATATGTTCCTACTGCTGGTAAAATTCTTAAGAATAATGTTGACGCATTAACATATACTGTTCAAGGTGAAGTGGGACCTTCTATAACATATAGTTCTGGTCTTGGTTGTAGTGATGCCACATTGACATTGAAAGCAACAACTAAGATTGAACCACAAGCAACTATTGATCCAGATATAGATGTACCATTATTACATCCATATAGAACATGTAAATACTTAATTAAAGCATATTAACTAAATAAGACGGAGACTATAATTTTAAAATGTCAGTACCAGTATTACAAGTGCAATTAGATGTAATAGCACAAGAATTATCATATATGGGTTCAACAAAACCTGTTCCAGAGAATTATTGGACAGATACACTAGTCCCTTTGTTGTACCCTGATTGGGACAGTGATAAAGATAAACTTATAACATTTAGTTACTATAGTGATAGTAATAAGTATATTGCTGCACGTAGAAAATATGTGAGAAATTTTAAAACTAATACAGATGAGTGGAAAGACTATGAGATGGAGTCAGTTGATAATGCCAAGGCTACCACTCTTAAAGATAAATTAATTGAAGGTTGGTACTTGATTGATTCTATTGAGAATACTAATTTTCAAACAGAACTAGCACAAATGTATGCCAAGCAAGCAACTGTTACACCATTGAGTGTGAGACTTGCAAGAAATTTCTTACTAGATGAATCTGATTGGGTAATGTGTAGTGATTGCCCATTAAGTGCTGATGATAAGGCATTGTATACTACATATAGAACTAAACTGAGAGATATTACTGGTACTCCTGAGTTTTCTGGTAATGCAGAAGGAACTAAGTTTCCAATATCACCTGAGTTCTATAATAAAATCTATAAGGTAGAGAACCCATCTAATGCATATCTTGCAACGGATGATCAGTTCTTACCACTATCAAACCATTATCTTAAAGAGTTCAAAGATAAGATATCACATTTTATGTTATTGAAATCATTAACACAGACTAACTATTTCAGTCAACTTATTGCTGAGTATCAAATAAGTAAATCAGCTACGTATACTGCTACTGATGACATGGCAAATACATATGATAAGACAGAATTCTTGAATTTAATAATTCAACAAGCACAAAATGAATTAGGATCATGATTGTACAAGGAAACGAACTATCTTTATTTGATTTAATATCTTATTATGCCAATAGAAACCAATGTGCATGTTTGTATTTCAACTTAGACAAATATAATAATCTTGATGCCACGAAGAAAGCAACTGTTACAACATATTACGAAGGTTTCGTGGATGACTATGTTATGGATATAATAAAACAAGGTGGCATATTCAATACTATCAAATTTGATGACGAAACCGCTGCTGCTATTAATGCAGGATCATGGTTTCCCAAAGAATCTCTTTGCCCAGATGCAGATCATTATATAAAAGCATACGTGGTTGACCTATTTGGTGACATATCTTGGGAGAATGCACCCAAGTCATAGGACACTATTACAAACTGTCACACACCCCCTTCACAGGGGGTTTTTTAGTGCTATAATAAGTACATAACAAACAAATCACTCATGATCAAACTCGGTACTCAAGTTCAACACAAACTACATGATGATCTAAATGGTGATGTAGTTCAACTCAACAGACGTAGCAATACCGCTACTGTTAAATTTTGGAATTACCAAGATGAAATGATGCTTGCATCCGTTTACTTATCTGACTTGGAGGTTGCGTAATGATTTCACAATTAAACCAAGACATTAATTATTGTACACGTGTATTAGGTTGCAATGCAGAACAAACTGATGAACTTATCAGTGCTGCTAGTACTTTAAATTTAAATGCACAGTATTTCGTTGAAGAGTTTATATTTGATTGTGATAATGTCATGAAGTATCATGATGATGATACATTGAGTCTTGATGCATTCAATGCTTATCATGGTATATATTTTGAGGAGGAGTAATGTTCTCAACTAAACTACTCAAACTTGCAGTAGATCGTTCATTAGGTAAACCAACTAAGAATCAAGGAGAACTGTTTGAAGAACTGTATAAAGAGTATATGGGTGACCCAAACAGTTCTACGTTACGTGAACAGATAACTGCTGCTGTTGCAGGTTGTAAGACTATACCAGGTAAATTAGGTCGTGATGCCATTGACATCAATGGTGTTGAAAAAGAAATTAAACCTAAGAACTATACTGGTAAGAGAACTAATGGCGGTGGATGCTTCAATGATTATACCAGAACTAGGTATGAAAAAGATGTAAGTGTTAATTTACCTATCATTGCTTCCCTTTTTGCCGATGGTATGCTAATATATGTTGTAGAGTTTAAATTTGAATCAATTGCCGAGAGATTAAATGATCAAATTATACGTATATGTGAGGAACAAGGGAACAGATACGTCCGTTCTTGCTCTTGGACTTATAGTAATTGGATTGATAATCCAGATCTTACAGTCCACTACATAAACAAAGATTTACTAAAGGAACATGCTCACTATAGTGAGGGAGTCGTAGTAGGTCCTTTATATAAAAAATTAATGTCTTTATAACAATGCCATCTAAAGATCAGAGATCAATAGACGAACCTTCATCATATGAGAAGTGGGATCGTGCTAAGAGTTTATTCTTAGAATCATTACATAAACCAGATCATGACCTTCGTGGTTGTGCTCATAATCAACATTGCTATGATGAACTCATGCAAATACGTGAAGACATTCTTACATTAGTGGAGAAGATGATCAATCCTCGTCCATATGTTGAAACAGGATTACCTGGTAAACTACCAGATGAACCACCAAAAGTAGAATCATATGTTAAATCTAAATCATATGAGTATGCTGCTGATATAACATTACAAGATATTGCCAAGTTTCAACGTGGTAGTTCATTGTGAAGTCATTCCCATTCAATGTGGGAGATCGTGTGGAAGTAAAGAGAGACATGTTACATGAGACAGGTTTCATTACATTCATAGACTCTCATTATTTCACGCTATGCGTTAAACAGTGGGAAGATAAAGATACACTACATGGTGTAGGACAGTGTAAACTTTGTATATACCGTCATGATTGGCAGTATACTAAAATCTTATAAATGAAAGACCTTATATTATTTGGTGATTGTCGTGAGTCACTCAAGACATTCGCAACCTATGATCAGAAGGCACGGATGTGTGTCACTTCTCCACCTTACTATGGTTTACGTAACTATGGTGATGAGGATAAACAAATAGGTATGGAACAGTCTCCAGAGGAATTCGTACAAAATCTAGTAGAAGTATTCTCATTAGTACGTGATGCACTCACTGATGACGGAACACTATGGTTAAACTTAGGAGACTCTTACTATAACTATAGATCTGATGGTAATTACCCTAAACAGACAGTGAGTAAAACTAATCAAGATCTACCTTCATTCTCTCCAGTTAGAGGTAACAAGTTAGAAGGATTGAAGAGTAAAGATCTAATTGGTATACCTTGGATGGTAGCATTCGCATTACGTGCGGATGGTTGGTATCTACGACAAGATATTATATGGCATAAACCTAATCCTATGCCTGAGAGTGTGAAGGATAGATGTACTAAGGCACATGAGTATATCTTTCTACTCAGTAAGAGTAAGAACTATTATTATAACAATGAAGCAATTAAAGAACCCGCAAAAGACTGGGGGACAAGAGACCGCACTAAAGGTAAGTACCATAATCCTGGTACTGGCTTACAGCCTC